CTGGAGAAGATACACTCGACTAGATGGCACGATAACCTGTCGGAGGCCGACGAAAGATCAATCGTCGCTCGACGCCCGTGTCTAGAGGCGCTACGTGCAGCTTCGCGGCTGGGGTTCTGATCGAAGAAATCGATCGAGTGCCTCAGTACCGTTCTGCCGCAGCGTATCCTGAGTTCCGTAGCTATGCCTTGCTGTATCCATTGATTAGCAACAGGCTCCGAAGCAATCAGCCTCGGCGCCTTTTGCGTCTTTGGAACGGCACAAAGCTTGCTAGCCGTATCCTCCTCACGGGGGAAACGGTCAGGAATAGGGATAGAGTTCTCTAGGAAATTATCTATGGTTGTTATTCCATAGTAATCCCAAGGGAAGACCTCTTCCAATCGAGGAGACCACGTAGGGAACATGTATTTGTTCCTTGTAGGTAACTCCTCAGACACTGCTCCAGGTCCATGTTTGCCCTGAAGCTCTCCGGGATTGAAGTATCCGAGAGAAGCTCCAATACGTTCAGCACATCGCTGAATGTGAGCAAGGGCACTATCCACGCCCAAAGATGTTTGAGCGGCTTGAATGGCGAGACTTTGTCGTCCACCAGCGCTCGAGGTGCGCACCGAATCAGGTCCCTCGCATCGGAATCCTCGGTTAGAGGATCCGTAAGAGTGAACCAGATTAGCACGTACTCCGAACGAAGGTTGATATTCATCGTCAGACCACAGGCGCCCAGGTCTTGGGTGTAAATTGGTGTCGACATCGAAGTATTCCTTTACTGCCTCGTAGAGGCGTTTGGGTTTACAGTCCACGTTAAGCTTCTTGCATGCGTACAAGAGTGTACGCAGCATCAGCACGGCGTTTGGATCGATGTCCTCACGAAGTATACCACTTCGCTCGAACAGTCGATTCCACAACCCCCAGAAAAGTCTGGGGATCGGAGAAGTCTTGTACTTTGCACCAAAACATGGTACATCGTGCTCGACAAGTCGACCCTTTGATAGGGAGGTATCAAGTACCTTTCCCATCGCAGGAAGATCAAGCGTGAAGAACGCCTGACCTCTTGAGCGAAGTTCTAGGGCTAGTCGCTTGCTATCACGACTTACCTCTAGCTGGTCGGCAGGGTACATAGCGACGTAATCCGCGAGGATCGCGTCGTAGAGCTCTGCAAGATCCAGATTGGCAGGCCTTTTAGTCTGGCTCATGGGAATCATTCCATGGGTTGCAGACGCCTGGGCACGCCAGCCTACCTACTAGGGAGTCAATCCCCCGGTAGGACTCTCGCCGTCAACCAGCGGTGTTGAATCACTGGTCGGCTCATCATCACTGATGAACCTGACGGACCCCGTAGCTATTTCCAATGCGCAGCCCGCAAGGACTGTGCAGAGAAAGGTTG